GATATACAAGATTATAATGGCTAATACTTATGCAAAAGTTTCAGGAACATTCCAAGAGATAGAAAACGCATACGGAAAAGTATCAGGCGTTTGGCAAGAAGCAGATGAAATTTATGCAAAAGTATCAGGTACTTGGGAATTAGTATTTGCTGCATTTACACCAGGTACAATACAAACCTTAAGTTCTGGTTCAGGAACATTTACTGTTCCTGATGGAGCTAATGCATTACATATTCAAGCCGCAGTCGGAGGTGGTGGTGGAGCTGCAGGTGGTGTTAGTTATGATAAGGCTAATGGTGAATCTGCAGGAGCAGGTGGAGGATCTGGAGGTTATGTATCAGATCAAATTTATTCTGTAACTGAAGGCGAAACAATTAGTTATTCAATTGGATCAGGAGGAGCGGGAGGAAACCAAACTCCTAATTTTGGACAACCTAAAATAGCTGATGCTGGTACTAATACTACTTTATCTGGATCAACTACTGGTGCTATTTTTACTTTAGGTGCAGGTGGAGGATCATCAGGAACTGGTGGAGGAGTGCAAGGTCCTTTAAGAACAAACACTGCGGGAACCGCAGGTACAGGAACTATTTCAGTAACACCTATAAGTTCAGGTACTTTTAGAGATTCAGATGGCACTACAAAAAATGTAACGACTTTAACAAGCGGTCCTGTTGGAACATTTAATCAATCAGGTAATGGAGCTGTTGGAGATTTAAGTGGTTCAGGAAACTGTGGTGGAGATAACTGTAGAATAAATGGTTTTGATGGTGGGGATTCTTATGCTGGAAATATAACTGGTGGTAGTGGAGGATCATCATCAGGTGCTGGAACTAATGGTGGAGCAGGAACTAGAGGATCAGGCGGTGGTGGAGGTGCTGCTCAAACAAACAGCGGTAATACACAAGGTGCTACAGGCGGAAATGGTGAAATTCAATATAGGTTTTTAAGAGTTCAATAGTATATTATAGAAGCCTATGGCTAATATATCTAAATGGTTTGGTTATCCTATTTACATAACTAAATTAGAAAATTTTGAAAAGATAAATAAAAAAATATTACCTATTATAATAAATAATATAACTCCTACTAATTCTCAATATTCTAAAACTACAGATATAAAAGCAAAAGATTTACAATCAATAGATGATAATTTACATATTGATAAAAGATTTAATGAACTTTATAATGAAATAACAAAAGTAATTGAAGGTTGTTTATTAGCTCAAAAATATAATTTAGATTTATTTGAAATATATATAACAAAATCTTGGGCTACACTATCTATAAAAGATCAACATATAGCTTATCATAGACATATGAGTAGTCATTTTAGTTTTGTTTATTATCCACAAGCTCACGAACAAGGAAATTTATTTTTATTAGATGATGATGCTCATAAAGTAGGATTAAACATACCAAAAAGAGAACCTTATTTTACAGAATGGAATCAAAATAATTATGGTAAAGCAGAGTATCCAGCAGAGACAGGTAATATAATTATATTTCCATCTATGATGTTTCATGAAACTGGTAAAAATAATAAAGAAAAACCTAGAATATCAATTTCAGGAGATATTTTACTTACTATGAAAAAAGGTATTAAATCAGAACATAATATACCTAGTCCAGATACTTGGAAAAAGCTATAAAATAGGCTTACTTCTTTCTTTTATTTAATATATAATAACAAAAAAATAGTATAAATTTATGCCATTAACTCAATTAAATTTTCAACCTGGAATAGATACTGAAAACACACCTACAGGTGCTGAAAGTAAATGGATAGATTGTGATAAAGTAAGATTTAGAAAAGGTCTTCCACAAAAAATAGGTGGATGGACAAAATTTAGTACAGGTTATTATGTTGGAGTAGGACGAGCTTTAGAACAATGGTTTGGTCTAGATGGTGGTCGTTACGAAGCTCTAGGAACAGATAGAAAAATTTATGCTTATGCTTCAGGAACAAGTCAAGATATTACTCCTATAAGATCAACTGATGCTTTAACTAATGCCATTAGTACTACAAATGGTAGTAATATAATTACTATTATGGATACTGGTCATGGAGCTTCTCAAGGAGATTTTGTAACTTTAAGTAATGTTAGTACAACAGTAGGTGGAATTCCAGCATCAACTCTTGATGCAGAATATGAAATATTAACTATATCAAATACTGATGCTTATACTATTCAAAGTAGTGCTACAGCAAATGCTAATGTTGCTCCTACTGGTAATTGTACTGCAACTTATCAAATAGGTATAGGACCTTCTATTCAAACTTTTGGTTTTGGTTGGGGATCAGGTACTTGGAACACTGGAACATGGGGAACACCAAGATCATCTTCTAATGTAGTTCTTGATGCTCGGCTATGGTCGATAAATAATTGGGGTGAAGATTTAATTATCACTCAAAAAGATGGAGCAACTTACGAATGGAATTTATCTGGTGGTATGACTAATAATAGAGCTACAGCAGTTGCTAATGCTCCTTCTAATTCTACTCTGTCAATGATATCAACAGAAACTAGACACGTAGTATGTTTAGGTACAGAAACTGAAATTGGAAATACTGCAAGTCAAGATAAAATGTTTATAAGATGGTCTGATCAAGAAAATTATAATCAATGGTCACCTAATGTAGTCAACTCTGCTGGATCACAAAGAATTGCTGGAGGAAGTGAAATACGTTGTGCAAGACCTGCAAAAGGTACTATGCTAGTATGGACAGATACAACAATGAATTCTATGTCTTTTATTGGTCCTCCTTTTATATTTGGTTTTAGACAATTAGGTAACGACTGCGGAGCTGTTGGTCTTAACTCTGCGATAGTAATAGATGATATTGCTTATTGGATGTCTGATGGACAATTTTTTAGATACGCAGGATCAGTTCAAGAAATACCTTGTCCTATATTAAATCATGTATTTGACGATATTAATAAAGCTCAATACTCACAAGTTTATGCTGGACAAAATTCTAATTTTTCTGAAGTGATATGGTACTATTGTTCTAGTGCCTCGGATCAATGTGATCGATATGCAATTTATAATTATTTAGAAAACTCTTGGTATTTTGGAACTATGAATAGAAGTACTTATCAAGATAATGGAGTTGAATTAAATCCTTTAGCTACAGAGTATTTTCCTAATTCTAATGTAACTTCTATAACTACAATAAATGGTGTAACTCAAGGAAGAAGTATAATCTATGCTCAAGAATCAGGAGTAAATGCTGATGGACAACCTTTAGCTTCTTATATACAATCAGGTGATGGAGATATTGCTGATGGTGAAACTTTTAGTTTTATTAATAAAATAATACCTGATTTTCAAAATCAAACTGGTAATGCAACTATTACTTTAAGAGTAAAAGACTATCCTAATGATACAGCTACAGTAGGAGAAACTTTGACTGTAAGTAATACTACGAGCTTTTTAAATACTCGTATTCGAGGAAGACAAACTAATGTAAAAATAGAAAATAGTGCTCTAGATGATAATTGGAGATTTGGAACATTAAGAGTGAACATAAAACAAGATGGAAAAAGATAAATATATAATAAGACCAGCTCGTATATCGGATGCTGTTAGAATAAGAGAATTACTTAAAACGTGGCTTACAGAGGCTCCATTTAACTTTGGAAATACTAATAATACTAAAGCTCTTGAAAATATAGTATTTTACATTAAGAATAGTTTTGTTATAGTAGTAGAACATGAAAATATTATTGTAGGAACATTGGCTGCAACAGTTGATGAAACATGGTATAGTGACAAAAAGTTCATGAGAACTTTATGGTTACATGTTAATCCTAAACATAGAAACTTTAGGATCTTTCGTTCTATAATGGTAGTTTTTAAAGAATACGCACTAGCAAATAAAGTAACTGCGATATGCGAAATCTTTCAAGGTAAAGACGTTGAAAGAAAAGATAAAGCTTTTAATAAATTAGGATTTAAAGTTATCGGAGGAACTTATATAGTCAATGGGTAGTATTTTCAAACCAAGTGTTACAACAGTTCAGGCACCATCGCAGTCTCAGACTAGCTATGATATTCCTGAATATTTTAAAGAAATTCAAGAAAGAACTTTAAGACGAGGTGAACAAGAATTTAGTAAACCTTATCAAGCTTACACAGGTCAGCGTATCGCACAACTTGATCCTTATGAAATACAAGCTGGAAATATTTATCAAAATCAAATAGTACCTCAATCAGGACAATTAGCTGGAATAGGTCAAGAGATTGCAAATGTAGGTGCTACAACTTATGATACTGCAACTGCACAAGCTTATGCTAATCCATATGAGGATAGAGTTATTTCGGGAGCTTTAGGAGATTTAAGAGAAGCTTACGGTCAAACTCAAAAATCTATGGATGCTTCAGCAATAGGTGCGGGAGCTTTTGGTGGATCTAGACAAGCTATTCAAAATGTTTTAGGAGCAGAAAGATTTATAGAAAGTGCAGGAGACACATCAGCAAGATTAAGACAAGCTGGTTTTGAATCTGGTGCAAATAGATTTGCTCAAGATAGAGCAACACAAATGTCGGGACTTGGTGCTAAACTAGGTGCAGCACAAAATCAAATAGGTGCATTACAACAAGCATCAGCAGGACTTGCTGGTTTCGGAACTCAAGCTCGTGGTATAGCTCAAGCAGGACTTGCAGAAGGATATCGTGACTTTATAGAAGAAAGAGAATTTGGTGGTAATCAAGTTAAACAAATGATTGGTGCTTTATCAGGTGCTCCTATAAGAAGTTACGGAGAAGAAAGAACTGGTTACACTACTACACCAGTTGCTGGACCAAGTATGTTTGGTCAAGTTGCAGGAGCATTTACTGCTATGAATTCTGATATAAGATTAAAAGAAGATATTAATTTAATTGGTAAATCACCATCGGGTATTAATATTTATAACTTTAAATATAAAGGCGATGATAAAAAATATCAAGGTGTCATGGCTCATCAAGTTCCTCATGCATCAATTGTTAATGATGAAGGTTATCTAATGGTAGATTACAATAAACTCGATGTAGAGTTTAAGGAGATATAATGGCTTTACCAAACGAAGATCAATTTTCAGAAGAAAAATTTATGGTTGGTGACAACAGTGAAACTATGTATAATCCTGAACCTAAATTAGGTGAAGCTTTTGAAACAATGGATTCTGAAAATTATCAAG